CCATTGTCGGTGGCTTGCTGAATCGTTTGGCGACAGACCCAACGCGAGCACAGTTGAACTTGAGCAGAGCCGAGCCACTTGTGCCAGGCGTGCAACCCACCACAGCCGCCACAGCGTTTGATCCTGGTTTGGCCTCGGCAGAGACTGCCATCAGAGCCTTGGATCAAACTGGCGCATTCCCAAGCCGTTTATCAGCCAATCAGCAGGCTTTGCTTGATGCGTTTCGTAAGCTCTCCGGCAAGCCTGGCTCGGTGGCCGTGGCCGAACTCAAGCGCACTGATGTCACCAAGCCACTGCGTGAGCAAGCCTTTGCTGGTGTGACGGTTGACCCTGTGACATTTCAGACCGGCATCAAGCTGGTGGTGAATCAGGCCATCGACAATGTGATGAAGAGTCCTGTCGGTGTGCGTCAGGATGTTGAAACCGCCATGAAGTTTGCAACTGATCGAGTGGCTCGCGCAAAGTCTCCGATGGAGCTGTACGAAATCCGCAAGGACTTGGCGGCTGCCGCGCAAGGAAAGTACAACCAAGAGAATCCAAGCCTGCGCTTGGCCAGCGGCCAACTCAAGCAAGTCATTGCAGCGGTTGATGATGTGATTGACGCGGCAGCGCCTGGCTTCAAAGACTACATGAGCAAGTATTCCAAGATGTCCGGCCCGATTGATCAGATGAAGATGCTGCAAGAGATTGAGCGCAGAGTCACCACCGGCCAGCCAAACCTGATGACGGGTGAGCCTGTCTTGGCCGCTGGTAGTTTGCGCCGTCAACTGGCAAACAAGGCAGAGGAACTTGATCTCAAGCTGTCTATCCCAGCGCAGACGCGCTTAGACAACATCATTGACGAGATCAACCGTGGCATGGCGGCGACTGCGCCAGGTGTGAAGCCGCCAGGCTCTGACACATTCAAGAACATGAGCATGGGCAACCTGATCGGGCGAGTGTTCAGCGAGTCCATGGCTACCAACACCACACTGCGAACAATGACTCGGCCTTTGGACTTCTTGTACAAGCTGCCTGATGAGCAGATTCAGCAGTTGCTGGTGCAGGCAATGCTTGACCCGAAGATGGCCGCCATGATGATGGCAAAGGCGAACATAACGAAAGTCGAACCATTGGCCAAGTCACTCCGCGAGAAAGCAATTCAACTCGGATATGGCACTACCATTGGCGCAACGCAAGGACAATAAATCATGGCAACTCAAGTTGGTTTTATCAATCCCAATATCCAGCGCCAAGGCGCAAAGTCTAGAGCATTGGCTGCAAAGCGTAATGTGCAGGATTTGCCAGACCCAAGGACATATGGCGCATTCAGCGGATTGTTGCAAGAAAACCCATATGAAGTTGCTAACCAGTTCAGCGTATTCGATCCGAAAAGACAGCAAGTATTGCAAGCTGCTGAGTCAACATATCCAATTGGCGCATTACTTAATGTCGCTCCAGCAATGGAGTTTCTTGGCATAAACAAATTACTTGGCAAAGTGCCTCGCATAGTTGGACAAGAAATTGGCGCGGCCAGTATGGGACAGCGCCCAGGCGGTTTGCTTGAACAGTTTATTCCGCAGCCTTTGTATGCAATCCCGCCAGGTAAAAAATTGCCAGCAAAAAGTTTATTGGAAGAAACGCCAATAGTTAGAACGCCAGAAGAGCAGGCCGTCATAGATAAATTTGGACAGAAGCAAGTACAGGAAAAAGCAAGGGCAAAGAAAGTTGAAAAGATGGCACTGGAAAGCGCATCGATGAGTCCAGAAGCTCAAGCCGCCTCCACATTTAAATCAAAAGGTAAGCGCCAAAAAGTAGAAGCAGACTACTATCGAAAGATGGCAGAGACATCTGGAGATGAGGCCGTCTTAAAGAATGCAAGAGAGGGACAGCACTTAAAGCAAACAGCGGGTGGATATGTTGGCGCTCCTCGCACGGTGACAAGCGGTCAAGGTTTGGGTGCAATGCGCCGATCTATGGATGCTGATTTCAATGATGCTGTTGAAGCCGTGCGCTTGGCTGATGAGGCTCGACTTGGTACATGGTATGACCGAGCCAAACAAGGCATTGCTGAAAGTTCAGAACCCTATCAACTTAATAGAACACTTGAGCAGCATGGCGTTTATTCCGCTGGTGTTAGCCCAGAATCAGAATCAGGATTTGCATTAAAGCATTTGAATAGTCGTGTAGCTGGCATACCAGAGATGGCATACCGCGGTGCTCCAATGAGAAATCTGGACACTGCTGTGGCCGAGGGACGGCCAGCAAATATGGGGTTCAAAATTGGTGAATACGCCAATAAGAATGACCCAAGAATACCCAACACAGGTTTATTTGGAGTGAACGATTTTAGGCGTGCTCAAGGAATGGGCTATACAGACCCGCAAGGTAATCCATGGAAGGCTGGAGTATCAGAAACAATGCACCCATTCATGGATGCTGAAACAGCACTTCAAGTTGACAGAGCAAACAAAGCCGCAGTTGGTGGAAGAACTAATTGGGGCGGCCCACAAATTCAAGAAGTGCCATGGGTTTACGGTAAAGCACAAGATTTATACAGTAGAGGTATGCGTGGACGTTATGCGGGTGATCAGTTAGAAGGTATTAAGGCATCAATTCAAGACGCTAATAACACTGCACGCGATTACTTCTATAAACACGCTGCATCTGCTACGCATGAAGCCATACCAGGCGCATCACTTGGACACGTTCCACAAGCACTCAACTTATCTCCAGCGGAAAAATTGGCATACAGCCAGCAAGGGCGTTTTGATATGCCAGTGCCAGAGGCCGCATTGAATGAATTCCCTCAAGTTGGCGCAGGTAACAGAGATGCAATTTATAGCGCACTTGGATATCGTCAATTGCCATCGCGTGAAGCAAGTGGTTTGTATATCAACAAACTGGGTCAAGTAGAAACAAACCCCATGACAATTGCACGCCCATTGATGGATTTCCCAACTGGTGGCGGTGGCGGTAGGATGGCAGAAGAGTCAAGCAAAGTAATGGATGCCGCTGAACAATTTCGTGCATTGATGGATGCTCAGGAAGCTGGCGCATATAACTTACCAAACACCATGGCTAGTGTTAAAGGTAAAAACTCTATGGTTCTTGACACTAGAGGAATGGTTGCTGACCGACTTGCAGATCCAAGCGCAGGATTGCTTCCATCTTCAGAGCAGCTCAACCGAGTCAACACTATTTTAGGTAAGGCCAGTAAAAAATCTGAAAAAGAAGCCAAAGCCCTACGCGAAAAAATTCCATACGGTCCTCCAACCAAGTCGGTGTTTAAGAAGCTTGAAGGTTTGGATGATGCGGCTGCTGGTTACGGTGTCACGGCCACCAACCGAGGTATGTTGCTTTTTCCGTACAACCCAAGCTCAAGCTCTGGTGGTCTTAACCAGATTATGAAAAATGCTGGCCGTGATTTAGAAAAAGCATTCCCAGGCGCAGAGAGGCAAAGTGCAATTGCCAGTACAGGTTATGTGCCTGGCGTTGGCAAGCGCAGCGAATACGGTCTGCTGTCTACACAGCCATATAGCGGTGAGGCCACAGGTGATTTGTTGACCGCATTCTCTAACCTGCAACCAAGCGTAGCTCAAAATCTTAGTGAGTCAGAAGCGGTGCGTTCAGCCATCAGAGCAAAAGCTCTGCGGGATTCAAAGATGGGCGGCGCCCGAGGTGATATCCAAGAGACGCGCCGATTCTTTAGCGAGGCAGATTGGCCGAAAGCTGTGGAATTAATTCGCGGTGGAATGACACCAGCCGCGGCCCTTGCTGCACTTGGGTACAGCGCAAGCTCAATGGCTGGCGATCAACGATAGTTAACGCAGGCCGCGAGACTTTGCGTAATAGATTGCCGCCCCTTGCATTTGCTTGAGGCGTGCAATTGACTCTTTAGATGGGACAAATTTATTTGGCTTTGCCTGCTCAATTTGGGCAACAAGCTCTTCCATCAACTCAGCGCATTTATCAAAGTAACTGCCTGGCTCTACGCTTTTCAAAAACTCAATTGCTTCATCGTATTCGTTCATCATCTCTCTCCAAACAGTGCAGCCACCAGCGGATCACGCCGTGGCTTTAACCTCTTGCCTCTTTCCCTTGCCAAGCGGAAAGCCTTATCGTCCAGCGTCTCACGCTGCCTAAACCTACGCAACCTCTCCATGGGTGTCAGTGGTGGAGGTTTGACGGCATCAGTGCCGATGCCATAACGATAGACCGCCACCAGCACTCTGCCCGATCTGCGCCACTCCTGAATGTGGACAGTGCCAGCGACTCGCAGACGGTTGATCATCTGCTGCGCTGACCTCTCGGTGCAGTACACCTTGGCCGCCAACTCTGGCGCTGTGCAGGCTGTGCGCTGAAGCAGATCAATGACTCGCGGGAGTCTTGCGGATTTCAAGTATTGCGTTCCTTGAGTTTTTCTTCTGCCCACCAAACTGCCGACTGCCATGCTTGTTCAGCCACCCAAGATTCTTTCCAACCCTGTGCAATCTCATCATCCGTCAGCCCTACCCATGTGCGCTGTGGTGGGGTGGTGTAAAGGGGTGTGTTTTGCTTTAGGCGTTTGCCTTTGTCAGCCCAAACAATGTCATTCTCTGCACTGCTATAAACAACCCACGCCACAGGCTCTTGCTCTTGTGCCAAGGCTTCTTTGATGGCGGTGATAACTTCTAACTGGCGTTCAATTGAACCCACCCATTCGCCAACATGTACAGTTTCAACAAAATCAAGCGCCAGCTTCAATACTTCTTGTGTCATGCTTGTCCCCTTAAATCAAATTCGTGCGCCATACACAAAGCTAACAGCAACAAAATTGTTTTAATTGGTTGCTCAACAATATTTATGCCAGCAATTGCTAGAACTACGCCAGCAACAAATGGAAAAATAAACCATCTTTTTCTCATGCTTGTCCCCTTGCTCTGATGGCGGCGGCGGCTTCACAAGCAAATTTGTGCCAGTCATAAGATGGTGAATTTTCAACAATCTTTGCACACGCTTCTCTTTCCTTGGCGGCTACAAGGTTAGTAAAGGCTTCAAGTTGCTCTAAATAAAATGTGTAAATGACTTCGCCATTGGCATGAGTCCCATGATTAGCTGTATCTCTTGCCATCGCAACAATTTCATCTTGTGTCATTGCTTTTTCCTTTTCTCTGCACTCTCAATCAAATACTTTCGCAGCCACAGGCCGCCACCCAGTTTGCGCCATTCTTTGAATTGCTCCTGCGTCAACCGCGCCCCTATGATTTTGGGGTTAGTGGTTAACTCTGTCTTTTGTCTAGGCATTCACTTATCCTCGGTCTGGTCTAGCAGAAATTTGATGACGCAAAAGATCACCAGTAGCGTGATGGTGATGGAGAGCACCGCCACCAGCAAGAAGTTAATTATGGTTTCCATACGCGCAGCACCTTGGATTTGTGGATGGGTTCGTCAACCGCTGGCGCATTGCCAAAGCGTGGCATCCAACCGTATCTGCGCCAAATCTTTTGCACATCAGCGCCTCTGGTTGGTGTGAATGCGGCATCAAACACATGAATGGTTGGCCATGTGATCTTTGTACCGTGTGGGGGTGTCCAGTTAAGTTTTCTCATTTTTGAGTCGCCAGCAATTCCATCTCGACATCTTTCACGCGGTCACGCAGTATGCTGACCTCATGCTCCAGCTCGGTGATCTTGCGCTGCATACGCTCTCTTGTCATGTTCTCCGCGTGCGCCCATCCGATCATCGTGCCCTCGGTGATGGCCATGCGTGCGAGCTTGGCGTATTCATCGCGGGTGAGGAATCCACCGCCAACCTCCATGGGTGGGGTGAACTTATTGACGGTGCGGTCAATTTCCATTTGCATTGTCTGAGACATAGGTTTCTCCTTTGGGTTGTGTGTTCCAGGCTTGCACCAACAGGGTTGCGTTATAGGGGATGCGTGTCACGGTGGACAAGAATAAGCCCTTACCGCGCTGTTTGCGCCCCCAAGCATCCATGGCATTGGTGTTCTTCAATTCATTGCGCTTGACGGCGGCATAGACCGCGTTGGGCTTGAATCCTGCCTCTACCAACTCGGACATGGTCCGAGGTTCTTGGCAGTAGTCTTGCAGCTCGGTCACGCTTCCCTCGCTTTCATCATTGCGTCTGCCATCTCGTAAGCAATATCTGCAATGTAATTACAGCGTGGTTGCTCAACATCAACCATCATGCCTTGCATAGCCTTTGCCGCAAAGTAGTCCCGCAAAGTCATGCCTGAAATGTGTTGGTACTGTGAGCCTGATATTGGAAATGCTTGTGGGTTGTTCATGATGACCACCATGCGACAAGCAGTGCGGCCAAGCCTACGCCGATGGCAAGGCACAGCAGGTAGGCAAAGGCAGCCTCGGCGCGTTTGGACAGCTTGCGGTGGTTCTCCACCGTCATGGCGTGTTGTGTGTGGTTCATTGTGTTGTCTCCAAGGTTTCATTGGGATATATTTTTTGTTGGCGGGTATCCATCCACGCATCAATGTCAGTGCGTCTCCATGCAACTGCCCTGCGTCCAATGCTAATGGGATGAGGAAAGTCTCCGCGCTTCATATCCGTGTAGATGGTTGCTCTTGATTTTTTCACCAAGCCAATAACTTCAGGCAATCGTAAAATTTGTTCTGACATATCTCACTCCATGTAAAAGATGGGGGACGATGCCCCCTTGGGTTGATTAAGCGGCATTCAAAGCTGACACTGGTGTGTAGCCATACTTTTTCCATTCCCTGCGAATCAGTGGGCTGTATGTGGCTTTGCTATTGTTCGCAAATGCCATTGCACTGTGAACTTGATTGCGAACTTTATAAATTTCTCTTTTGGTCATTTGGAAATCTCCTTGGGGTTGCGTTGTTGATGAGTGAATCATAAATGATTTGACTACCTTGTCAACAACTATTATTTATTCCCACACAAACAAGTCGGGTATTCTGCCCCTACAATGTCTCTGCGCGTTTCTGCTTTCGCGCAGTTGCCTTTTGGGGATCGGTTCGCTGATCCCCTTTTTTACCTGTACACTTGACGCTTCTATCAAAACATGGTTAACATCATACACATGAAAGTATCACAGCAAGCCATTCAGGACATCAAGCACAAGATCGAGTCAGCCGGTTATCGGATGTCGGACTTGTGCCGAGTCGCAGAGATTGATCAGGCACAGCTCTCGCGTTGGGTTAACGGTCAGACAGAGCCACTTTACTCCACCGTCATACGCTTGGAGGAGGCCGCCAATGCGCTGATCTCAGCGCGGTTGCAGGTGCTCAACAAGGCCATGGAGGATGCCGTCAAATGACCCGCATCATAGGAATCGACCCTGGCCTCTCCGGTGCGGTGGCCATTATCAATGGCACTGACAGTTTGATCGTCATTGATATGCCAACCATGACGGTGGAGCGCAACGGCAAAGCCAAGCGACAGGTCAGCGCCAGCGAGTTGGCTGACATTTTCTCCCCCTACGACTCAAGCAAGTGCCATGTCTATGTGGAAAAGGTCAGCGCCATGGCCGGTCAAGGCGTGACAAGTGTCTTCAGCTTTGGCCGTTCATTCGGCATGATCGAGGGCATCTTGGCCGCGTTCAAACTGCCTGTGACATATGTCGCGCCAGCCACTTGGGTCAAGGCCGTTGGCCGTGGTCAGGGCAAGGATGCCAGCCGCGCACGCGCCATGGAACTCTTCCCAAACAATCAGGCTGACTTCAAGTTGAAGAAGTGGGATGGCCGTGCTGACGCAGCCTTAATCGCATATTGGGGCAAGCATCATGCAAGATAAAGAGAGACAAGTCATGCGCGAGCACATCATCTGGCTGGGCACTCAGTTGGAGTTGCAACGCAAAGCCAATCAGGACAAGGTGGTGCTCCTCAAACGCATCCTAGACCCCGAAGACCTTGGACACGCTGTCAGCCATGAGGTGAGGCAGTTGGCGTATCAGATCATCATCAACGATCACCACTTAGAAAGAGACACATGGCAATCAAACAACGCAGACTAAGACCCTCGGCATCATCACGGTGGATTGCGTGTCCAGGTTCGGTCAAGCTCTGCGCTCAAGTACCGCAACGCCCATCAGGTGAAGCCGCACAGCTTGGCACTGCCATTCACGCGCTGGCCGAGACTTGCTATCAGTTGGACACTGACCCCATGAAATTCATTGGCGAAGAGATTGAAGGCGTGATCTTGGACGCTGACGATTGTCAGATGGCACTCGACTACCTGAACGAGATTTGGAATATCGAAGGCTTGACAGAAAAAATGAATGTCGAGCACCCAGTCAAGTATCAGTCTGCTGAATACATCCAAGTGGGCGGCACTGCTGATGTCGTGGGTTACTCCATGCAGTCAGGCAAGGTCTATGTCACTGATTTGAAGACTGGCAAGGGCTATGTGTCAGAGGATTCGACACAGCTCAAGATTTACGCGCTTGCGTACACGCAGGGCATGGGGCGCGATTGGATCAAAGAATTCCATCTCACGATTGTGCAACCGCACTCAGGCGAGCCGCGCACAATGGTCATGCCAGCAGCAGAGTTGTGGGAGTGGGAAGAGAAGGTACTGCGTCCCGCGATGATCGCCACACAGCTCGATGATCCGCCACTGTATATGTCCGAATCTGCTTGTCAGTGGTGTGACGCGAAGACGATCTGCCCCAAACAGAAACAGCAATTCGATGTTGTGGCCACACAGACAGACATCACCGCCATGAAGAAAGATGAGATTGCGGAGGTGATGAAGACACTCACGCCGGATCAGATCAGCGCCATTCTGGACAAAGCACCGATGGTTGAAAAATTCATCAAGGCGGTGGAAGAGCACGCGATGCAGGCCATGGAAAAGGATGGCATGGTGCTGCAAGGCTGGCAGCTCGCACCGAAGCGCCCAACGCGCAAATGGTTGGATGGGGACAAGGCCGCTGACAAGTTGGCCGAGTTGGGACTTACCCGAACTCAGATTTTTGAAACAAACCTAATTACTCCAGCGGCGGCAGAGAAACTGCTTCCAAAGGATCAAAGAGTTATCTTGGACGAGTTATCGGTCAAGGTATCAAGTGGACTCACGCTTGCGAGAGATCGCAGTCTGAGTCAATAATGCAAACCCTGAAACTTAGAAAGCAAAACGCAAAATGCTAAACCTCTCTTCTGCTGGCGGCTCTGGTAACTACATCCGCTTCTCCCCTCAAGCCAACGCCTGGACCAACAATCTCGGCGAGGAAATCCAACTCAAAAAGATCGTATTCGACATCAATGATGTGCAAACAGGCTGGCTGGCACTCGGTGTCGGTTTGCGCGATTGGCAAGCCGATGCAGTGCTTGGCAAGAAAGGCGCACAGCCGTCCCCCGACCACAAGCGCGGATTCATCGTCAAGTTTTACAACAAGGAAATCGGCTTGGTGGAATGGTCATCGAATGGCGTAGGTCCGAACATGGGACTTGAAGTCATGTACACCGCCTGCGCCGCACAGCAAGCCGCCAATGTGGGCAAGTTGCCTGTGCTGGAGTACACCGGCTCTAAGCTGGAAAAGATCGGCAAGGGCACAACTCGCATTCCAGCGTTCAACATCGTGTCGTGGATTGATCGTCCATTGGGTATGGATGCTGAAGGTGCTGATCACTCTGTACCGGCTGCTGTACCAGTTGCATACACACCAAGACCGTCGTTTGGGCCACCAGTTGCAGCGCCAAAGAAGTCAGCAATGGCCGCAGCAGTGGCTGATGACGAGATGTTCTAACTGATCGGCTTTAAGCACCGCTGGCTAACCCCAGCGGTTTTTTTTCCTCTAAAAAATACAACATGAAATATCTCTCACTTTGCAGTGGTATTGAGGCGGCAACCGTAGCATGGCATCCCCTTGGATGGGAGGCAGTGGCGTATTCGGAGATTGAAAGATTTCCCTCTGAAGTGCTGGCGCACCATTACCCACACACGCCAAACCTTGGCGATATGACGAAATTTAAGGAGTGGTCAATTGAATCAAATGTCGATCTTCTTGTCGGAGGAACTCCCTGCCAGTCTTTCTCAGTCGCAGGACTCAGAAAAGGATTGGATGACCCGCGTGGCAACCTCATGCTTACCTATCTTGCCATTGCTGACCAATATCGGCCCAGATGGTTGGTCTGGGAGAATGTCCCTGGTGTCCTGTCATCTAACGGAGGAAAAGATTTTGGAGTCTTCCTCGGGGCGCTGGGAGAACTCGGGTATGGGTTCGCATACCGCGTTCTTGACGCTCAATACTTCGGAGTGGCACAGCGCCGCCGCCGTGTGTTCGTTGTCGGATACCTTGGAGACTGGCGAGCTGCCGCAGCGGTTCTTTTTGAGCGCCACAGCCTGTCAGGGCATCCTGCGCCGAGCAGAGAAAAGAGGGAAGACCCTGCCAAGTGCCTTACACGAGGCGCTGGCCAGCGTTACGACTTTGAAACCGAAGACTTGATAGCGCAACCCATAGTGGTTGACAGAGCAGCATTCAATCAAGGTGAAAACGCTCAATACAAATTTCGAGCAGAGCACAGCGAAACGATGGACTGTTTAGTGGCAAAAGGTCCTCATGCTGTATTGCAACCAATCCCTTTGGACACCATGACGATTCAAGGCCGTCCCAGCGATGTCAACAACAGAATGGGAATGGGTATTGGTAATGCCGGCGATCCATCATTTACATTGACCAAAGGTCACAGTCATGCGGTGGCGCAACCCATGGCATTCACCACAGAGCAAACGCCAAAGTACAACCATGATCAGGCGCTGACGCTGACAAAGCAATCCCCAACTGGTGGCGGTCAGCCGCAATGCGTTATGCAAGCCATGGCAGTACGCAGACTCACGCCAACAGAATGCGAGAGACTCCAAGGCTTCCCCGACAACTACACCGACATCAAAAGCAAAAACAAACCCACGCCAGACGGTCCAAGGTACAAGGCGCTAGGCAACAGCATGGCAGTGCCTGTGATGGCATGGATTGGGCAACGCATAGAACAAGTAGAGGCAATATGCAAGCAGAACAAATAGCCAAGACGCTGGGCAACGCAAAGAAAGCAAACGGTCAGTGGGTGGCCAGTTGCCCTGTTCCGAGTCACGGCAAAGGCAATGGCGACAAGAATCCAAGTCTCAGCATCAACATCAATGATGAGGGCAAGCCTTTATTCCATTGCCACGGCGGTTGCAGCCAAGAGGATGTCTTTCACACCATCAGAGCACTCAATCTGCTTCCCGAACTATTGGACAAGCCTGACCCACTCGCCAACATCAGACCGATTCCGCGCAACATACTAGAACAGGAATGGGCGTATCAGGATGAGGACCGTCAGACAGTGTTTGTCAAGCAGCGGTACAAGATTGGCGAGACAGGCAAGACATACCGTCTGTACAAGGTTGACCCTGATGGCCGTAAGCACCCAACGCTTGGAGACGCACGCATCGTCCCCTACAACTTACCCGCACTCTTAGACGCAAAGACAGCGGGGCGCAATGTCTTCTTGGTGGAGGGCGAGAAGGCAGCGGACGCGATCAAGTCAATCGGCATGATCGCCACCACCGCGCACACTGGCGCTGGATCATGGCCAGCCGCCATCACCGAATACTTTGCCGGAGCGCAGGTCATCATCGTGCCGGACAACGATGTGGCGGGTTGGGGATATGCGTACAAGGCAGCCGAGGCTATTCTGCCCATCGTCAAGTCACTGAAGGTAGTTGACCTCGGGCTGCAAGGGCAAGGTGACGATGCCTTTGAATTCATTGAGGCGGGTGGCGGTAGAGCCGAGCTGGTGGCGTTGGTCAAGGCCGCGCCAATCATCACAACGCTGGATCAGGTAACGATGCCCGAACGGTTGAATCCGATTCTGAATTCTGTGTCAAGCGCGGTGCAGCAAGTCACAGCACCGTCAGACTTTGACATCGCCAAGGAATTTGAGTCAGAGCCAATCAAGCCAGAGGAACAAGCCAAACCGTCAAAGCAAATACAGATCGAGCATTGGGACTCGATCCAAGATGAGCCGGTGCGTTGGTTGATTGATGGCGTGTTGCCACAAGGCGCATTCAGTGCGCTCTATGGACCGCCAGGCTCATTCAAGTCGTTCATTGCCTTGGACATCGCACACGCCATTGCCACTGGCACAGCATGGATGGACAGAGAGGTCAACGAGGCAGGTGCGGTGCTGTACATCGCTGGCGAGGGCTTTGGCGGTATCGGTGCAAGGATCAAGGCGCTCAAGATTCACCACCAAACAGAGAGTGGCGCACCGATCTATGTGGTCAGGCATCAGTTGAATTTACGCTCCAGCATCGAAGACTTTAACGCGCTGGTGCTGGCCATCGAACAGCTGGTGCAGCAGTCTGGTATCGAATTCAAGCAGATCGTCATAGACACGCTGGCCAGAGCCTTTGGCGGTGGCAATGAGAACTCCAGCGAAGACATGGGAGCGTTCATCACAGCCTGTGGACGCATTCAGCAGATCGTGCAAGGCGCAGGACTCATGATCTTGCACCACAGTGGAAAGGATGCCACCAAAGGACTGCGCGGTCACTCAAGCCTACTTGGGGCAGTGGACACCGAGCTGGAGCTGCTCAGATTCGAAGACAGCATGAAAGGAATCGTCACCATCAGCAAGCAAAAGGACGGTGCGGACAACGACAGGATTGGCTTTGAGATGGTCACGGTGGAGCTGCCAGCGCCACAAGGATCACTCCAGATCGGTGAGCCGCAGACCAGTTTGGCCGTCAACCCATGCGAACTCGGGCAGTTTGACGCGCTGAAAAGGGACGCAAAAGGTGCGTCCAGCAACGCAGGACACGGCAAGAATCAGGTCTTGTCGCTCCAATGCTTGGAAAATGCGATTAAGAAGAATGGCTTCTTGAAGTTAATCGAAGGTTCACAGCGTATGGTGGTGGATTTGAAGCACTGGAGAGAGGAATTGTGGTCAAAGATGGGGTGCACAGATGAGGATAAGGACAGCTTCAAGGTCACTTGGCAGCGGGTTAGGAAGGACCTGTCCAGACATGGACATGGACAGATCAGCGATGGATTTGCGTGGTTGACCGTCAAAAGTGAATCAAGCGAATCGTTCTGAGGCTGTATGAATATACAGGGAACAGGGAACAAACAAGGAACAAAAGGGGAACAAATGTTCCGCACAAGGGAACAGGAACAAACCGAGAGTCTAGGACTCGGAGGTTTGTTCCCTGTTGTGTGTTCCCTATTTGCAACAAAACGAAGGAAAGCGTAATGGCAACAAAGAAGTCACTCAGACAGCATCCAGTGGTGGTGAGTCCAAGTCCACAAGCAGATGCGTGGACGGTTTATGTGCAATCCAAGTTGGTGGAACTGGAGGCAGCGAAAGCGGCCAGCGATAGGAAATGGGGAGAAAATCGACTGATTACTTTAGTAGACAGTGAGTTGAGGGAGAAATTCTGGACGCAGAACGGCAGATTGCACCAAGCGATTGCGTCAAAGGATCAGTCGAAATTCGATTCAAGCCTGGCGGGAATGATCAGGGCTTATGGCGTGTTGGATCAGTGGGCTGACGGTCAAGGCATCACGCCAGCCAACGATCAGATTCCGAGAATCGAGTGGGAGATGCAGACAGGTCAGGTCATGGTCATTGTCAGGACGGTCAACGAGACTTTGGCTATGCAGCGCGAAAGGCAGGAACTGAGCAACCATTGCATTTGGTCCATGGAAGAGCTGGAGGTGATCTTCAACGATCCGCTGGTGCAAGAAATCATCAAGGTCAAAGCCTTTGATCCAACCGCCAAGGTGGTCAGCTTCAAAGCCAACAAAATCGGTGGAGAATCAGGCTTTGACGACTTCCCAGATGACCTTGAGGTGCTGGACGGTCCACCAGCAGAAAAGAAATTCAACAGCAAACAAGCGGAGAGGTTCAAAAATGGAACAAATTAAGCGATTAGGGGCTTTGATCAAGGAAAAGGTACTGGACATCGTCCAGCGGATTAAAACGGCTTTAAAGCGGGTCTGAGCGTGGTTGGTAACCCAAAACGAAGACAGGACATTGCTTTCCTCAACGATATGCCCGAAGAAATGATCTTCAGCATGGTGGAAAGTGGCAAAAGCATTGCCAACATCTGCATTGAACTCGGGATCAGCAAGCGTGCGCTCGATGACTGGATTGAGGAAAATGATCACGGTGCTATGATTGCGCGTGCGCGCACGCGTGCAGCAGACCTTTTGGCGTGTGAGACGGTGGAGATCGCGGACGGCATGGATGTCGATCACGCGCAGCGCGATGTCCAGCGCATCCGAACGCGCCAGTGGCTGGCTGAACGGTGGGATCAGAAGACTTACGGCTTACAAAAAGCCGCACAGGTCAACATCAACATCCAAGACCTGCGTATGGCGGCACTGCGCCATACCGAGGTCATCGAAGACTTATCCACAGAAAAACGCGATGATTGAACACACTGGCCTGTGGATAACGCAAATCTGCCTACTGATTGAGCAAATCAGGCGTGGTTATCCACATTTGACTTAACATAATGGACATCGTGTTAAATGGATTATGTCAGCAATCTGTAAGAAAGTATATGAATCAACGACTTAGCGATGCATACCCCTGTGGATATCTTTTCGCTGTAAAGTGGGCGCGGCCTGCGCCTGGCGCGGCGCGATGCCCCCCCCTTGCGCGTTTGCGGCGGGGGCGGCTGATGACGCAGCCAAACACCTACCGAATCCCATAACCCGATGACCACCACCCCTACCCCCACCGCCGCGAAGCAGGCTGCCCCGAAAAAAATTTCCAATGATTTGGTGGCGAATAACCCTTTTGTCGAATTCGTCAAGCTGTACAAGCACAACCCTGTGCTGTTTGTGCGCGAGGTGCTCAACACTGAGCCTGACCAGTGGCAGATTGAATTTTTGAATCACATTGCCAATGGCAACCGCCGTATCTCTGTGAGGTCTGGACACGGCGTTGGCAAGTCCACCGCTGCAAGCTGGGCGATGATTTGGTATCTGTTCCTAAGATTTCCGGTCAAGGTGGTGGTCACAGCACCGACCAGCTCACAGCTCTACGATGCCTTATTTGCCGAGGTCAAGCGTTGGGTGAAGGTGCTGCCGCCCATGCTGGCCGAGCAATTGGATGTGAAGCAGGACCGTATTGAGGTGATTGGCGCAAACGAGGAGGCGTTCATCTCGGCCAGAACATCGAGGGCAGAGCAGCCCGAAGCCTTGCAAGGGGTTCACAGTGATCATGTGATGCTGGTGGGAGATGAGGCATCCGGTATACCTGAGAAGGTGTTTGAGGCGGCTTCTGGCTCAATGTCCGGTCACAACGCTGTGACGCTGTTGCTGGGAAATCCGGTGCGTTCCAGCGGATTCTTCTACGACACCCATAACCGTTTGGCGGGGGATTGGGTGACGATGAAGGTGAGTTGCGCCGACTCGCCAAGGGTCAGTGAGGCGTACATCGAAGAGATGAAGGCGCGTTACGGTGAGGAGTCCAACGCCTACCGCATCCGCGTCTTGGGTGAGTTTCCGAAGTCTGACGAAGACACGGTGATACCGATGGAATTGCTGGACTTGGCGATGAATCGGGATGTAGAGGCGAGTCCCTATGCGCCATTGGTGTGGGGCTTGGATGTGGCACGCTTTGGCTCGGACCGTTCCGCACTGTGCAAGCGCCGTGGTAACGCGGTGACTGAGCCTATTAAGACTTGGAAGAATCTAGATTTGATGCAGTTGACGGGTGCGGTGGTGGCCGAGTACGAGATATTGCCGCCATCTGAGAGGCCGACAGAGATACTTGTGGACAGCATTGGACTTGGCGCTGGCGTGGTTGACCGCTTGAGAGAGTTGAATCTGCCAGCTCGCGGTATCAATGTGAGCGAGTCACCGGCCATGGGTACGACATACCGAAACTTAAAGGCCGAGCTTTGGTACAAGGCCAAGTCGTGGTTGGAGCAAAGGGACTGCCGTCTGCCAAAGGATGAGCTGCTGATTGCTGAGTTGGCGACAGTCAGGTATTCGTTTACCTCTAACGGCAAGATTCAGATTGAGGGTAAAGATGAGATCAGAAAGCGTGGTTTGGCCTCACCGGACAAGGCTGATGCGTTTTGTTTGACCTTTGCGTCTGATGCTGTGATTGGCATGATGGGGTCAAAGGCCAGCACGAAGTGGAGTCAACCGTTGAAAAGAAACCTATCAAGGGTTGCATAATTCGTTTATTCAAGGAGTAACGCATGAAGATGACCAAGGCACAAAAGAAAGTTGGCAAGGTGATGGGCGAATTCAAGTCTGGCACATTGCACTCTGGCAAAGGCGGCAAAGTAGTCAAGAATCCCAAGCAGGCCATCGCCATTGCGTTGTCCGAAGCCAAGATGCCCATGCGCGGTGCGCGTACAGCGAAGAACATGAAGACCAAGGGAATGCGTTAATGGCTACCTTGAAACGCACCATGGATCAGGCCATGGACAAAGACGAGGGTTATGAGGATGGCAAGAGCTGTCCCATGCCCACGCAAGACATCACGCTGAACTTGAAGAATCGCGGCAAGGCGATTGCGTCTGCGAACTACGGTCCTGAGAATCCTGCGCTGCCCAACAAGCAGTATTGGATGGAGATGGCCAAAGAGTGGGGCGTGGACGCTCAAGACGCGAAGATGAGCCGTTGCGGTAATTGCGCGGCGTTCAACCAAGATGATGGAATGCTCGATTGCATTGCCAAGGGCATTGGCGATGAGGGCGATCCTTGGGGCATGATTGAGGCTGGCGACTTGGGGTATTGCGAGATATTCGACTTCAAGTGCGCGGCCAGCAGAACTTGCTCGGCTTGGGTGGTGGATGAAGAAGAGGAAGAGGAAGAGCCAGAGTCATTGCTGACAATCAAGATTGGGGTTAAAGGTGAAGAGTAAGACTGGTTTGTACGCCAACATCCACGCCAAGCAAAAACGCATCGCCGCAGGCTCTGGCGAGAAGATGAACAAAGTGGGATCAAAGGCAGCGCCATCTGCTGCTGACTTCAAGCTGGCGGCCAAGACCGCCAAGAAGAAGCCCAAGAAGTGATCTCACCCATATGCATCAGCACAGTCACTGGCAAAGGTTTGCGGGTGATGCTCACAAGCATTGCAGAGTACTGTCCAGAAGTGCCTGTGTATTTGCGCGGAAGAGAGTCCATCATTGGCGGCTTTGACGCTGACCTTAAAGTCTTTGGTGCGCCGCACAATTTCGGTGAGGATTACAACGACATCATGGATCGCGCCTTTGCCGATGGGTTTGAGTCGGTGATCTGCGCCAACGATGACATTGTGCTGACACCCACCAGCTACCGTCTGCTGATGGAGGATGTGGCGCAGTTGAAAGAGGAAACCGGCGAGCCTGTGGGGTGGGTTTCAGCGCGTTGTGATGCGGCCAGACCTGTGCAAAATGTGCGAAGCAATCCCTTTGGGCAGCAGTTGCACTACTTCAAGTACCCCTATGAAGACGCAATTGTGCCGCTGGAATGCCCATCCCCTATCTTTGCATGGATTGGCGCTGATGCGTGGAGCGCGGCCAAGTTTCCACCGCTAAATTGGTACTCCGATGATGTGCACTGCGAGGATTTGAGAAAAGCAGGCTTTCACCACTACTTGAGTCGGTCATATGTGCACCATATTGGCAGCCAGACAATTGGACAAAATGGCGAAAGACTGATTCAGCAGGCCATGCCGTGGCTGCGTAAACACAGACCTGAATATGCCAAGCAATGGTTTAACTCTTAATCTGGGTTCGGGCAAGGACTACAAGCCTGACTGCGTGAATGCTGACATTCGTGCAGATGTTGGCGCTGATTGGGTGCTGGATATTTGCAAATTGTCACTAGGTGAAGTCATACAGTCACCAGTTGGGCTGGTGACTATTAAGCCTTTTTGCTTTGACAGGATCATCGCCAATGATGTGTTGGAGCACATACCGGACTTGGTGACGGCCATGACAAACTGTCGGGATTTGTTGCGTGAAGGCGGCGAGATGCACATTCATGTGCCGTATGACTTGAGTCATGGCGCGTGGCAAGACCCGACTCATGTGCGTGCGTTTAACGAAAAGTCGTGGGTGTACTACTGCGAGTGGGCGTGGTACTTGGGCTGGAAAGGTAGTCGGTTTGAGTTGACGCATTTGCAAATGAGTCTCAGCAATTACGGTGCAAGCCTAGAATTGCCACAAGATGAAATACTGCGACTGCCGCGAGCAGTTGACTCCATGTATGTGATTTTGAAGAAAGTGCCCTATGAAGACACCCGCGTGGCAGCGTAAAGAGGGAAAGAATCCGAGTGGCGGCCTGAATGCGAAGGGACGCGCCAGCGCAAAAGCCGAGGGCATGAATCTGAAAGCGCCTGTCAAGAGTGGCGACAACCCGCGCAGGGCCTCATTCCTTGCGAGAATGGGCAATATGCCAGGCCCCGAGTACAAAAACGGCGAGCCAACGCGCTTGCTGTTGAGTCTGAAGGCGTGGGGCGCGTCAAGTAAGGCCGATGCTAGGAAAACGGCAAAAGCCATATCTGCAAGGAACAAGAAATGATCAACGACATGAACATCAGCACCGACATCGCGGCCATTGAGCCGATGGACGACACCGAGTTGCAGGGCATCGTCTCTGGCGAGTTGGAGGACGCTGTCAGCTACATCGACTCTGATGTCTCCCCCATCCGAGCCAAGGGAACTGAGTATTACCGTGGCGACCCCTTTGGCAATGAGGAAGATGGGCGAAGCCAAGTCGTGGCCATGGAAGTGCGCGACACGGTGTCAGCCATGCTGCCAAGCCTCATGCGTGTGTTTTTCAGCAGTGAGAATGTCGTGGAATTTGTGCCTCGCGGTCCTGAAGATGTGACAGGCGCACAGCAGGCGACTGACTACGCCAACTATGTCTTCACCAACGACAACAACGGTTTCATGACCACCTATGCGTTGTTCAAAGACTCGCTGGTACGCAAATGCGGCATTGCCAAGTACTGGTGGGATGAGGTGGATGAGGTCAAGATTGACGAGTACTCGGGACTCGATGACCAGACCGTACAAGTACTGATGCAAGAGGGTGCAGAGGTCAAGATTGTGGTCAGCTATCCTGACCCATCAATGCCCATGGACATGATGCAGCCACAGGTTGATCCGGCCACCGGCTTGCCAATGCCTATGCAGCAACCCATGTTGCACGATGTGCAGATCAAGCGCACCACCAAAGATGGGCGTATCCGCATCATGGCTGTGCCGCCTGAAGAGTTGATCATTGACCGCAGAGCGAGATCATTTGAGGATGCAGGCATCATCGCCCACCGTCAGATGGCAACCGTGGACGATTTGCTCAAGATGGGCTACGAGCTGGAGGAGATTGAGGAGAACATCTCCAGCACCGACTTGGACTCCAATGATGAGTATTTGGCGCGTCAGCCACTCTCCACCACCTTGGGCGCGGGTGACAGTCTGAATCCTGGCCAACGCCGTGTTTTGTATGTCGAGTCCTATATGCGCGTGGACTATGACGGTGACGGCATCGCTGAGTTGCGTAAGGTTTGTTGCATGGGTTCAGGCTACACCGTGGTGCGGAATCTTCCGGCCAGCTACATCCCATTTGTGGACTTCCCATGTGATCCAGAGCCACACACCAGCCCATTGGAAGCCATGTCAGTATTCGATCTGACGCACGACATTCAGGAAATCAAGTCCGAAATATTGCGAAACACCTTGGACTCGCTGGCGCAGTCGATCCATCCACGCACAGCAGTGGTGGAAGGACAGGTCAACATTGACGATGTGCTGAACAACGAGACAGGTGCAATTATTCGGATGAGAGCGCCAGGCATGGTGCAACCGTTCAGCTCACCCTTTGTCGGACAGGCCGCATTCCCCATGTTGGACTACATGGACGCAATGCGCGAAGACCGTACCGGCATGAGCAAAGCCGCCATGGGTTTAGACCCTGACGCTTTGCAGTCCACTACCAAGGCTGCTGTGGCGGCCACCGTGAGCGCCAGCCAAAGCCGTTTGGAGTTGCAAGCTCGACTCTTGGCCGAGGGCATGAAGAAGCTGTTTAAGGGCATTCTGTACCTGATCACCACCCACCAAGACAAGCCCCGCATGGTGCGCCTGCGTAATGAGTGGGTGGAGATTGACCCACGCGTCTGGAATAACTCCATGGATGTATCAATCAACATTGGCTTGGGTAACGGTGACACCAATGACCGCATCCAAGCACTGACCATGATTGCTGGCAAGCAAGAGCAGATCATGCAGCAGTTTGGCTTGGGCAATCCTGTGGTGACACCAGCGATGTACATCCGCACGATTCAGAAGATCATTGAGTTGTCAGGCTTCAAAGACGCATCAAGCTATTTCCAAGCACTGCCTGCCGACTACCAGATGCCACAAGAAGACGCACCGAAACCGACACCCGAAGAAGTGCTGGCGCAGGTGCAGGCGCAGTCTATCCAAGCTGACATCCAGAAGAAGGCTGCCGAGCTGGAATTGAAGCGCGAGCAGATGATCCGCGATGACGATTATCGAAGAGATCAATTGGCACAAGACTTAATGCTCAAGAAGTACGAATTAGAGTTAAAGTACCAGACACAAATTGGGACGGCAGAAATTGTGGCCATGCAGAACATTGACCGAGAGGCGATGAAGCAAGAGGCGGCGATTGTGCAGCAGGCTGTGCAGACGGCGGCCAGCGTCCCGCCACCACCTATTAACTTCAATGGAATGGCGCAATGAACGAAGAACAGGTCAGGAAGGGGCGCAAGTCCGAGCAGTTTATGCAGGACGAGGTTTTCTCGACTGCGATTGAGAAGATGCGTGGCGACTTGCACTGGGAGTTTGAGAGTAGCAAGCCCGAGGAAGTTGCCAAGCGCGAAATCTGTTGGGCGCAGTTGCGTGCCATTGAGAATTTCAAAAATGAATTGATCAAATTGATTGATAACGGCAAGGTGGCACAGCGTGCCATTGAGCGAGCACAAAAAAATCTTGTTTAATTGAGGAAATAGACCAATGCAAACAGTAGCACCAACGCCAGCGGCGAGTGTTGTTCAGGGTCCGATGAA